ACTTCAGCCTGTCTGATACCGACCAACGGATCAGGCTGTGGCTGTGGCGAGACTTGTTGTAAATACTGCTGCACAAGTTGTGCGTTAATCTGCGGAGCGAGTTGCATCATTTGCTGTTGCATTTGCATCTGAAGTTGTTGCGCCATCATCGGATCCATTTGTTGCATTTGCATCAGATCAATGCCTTGTTGTTGCAACGCCGCTTGAACCTGTTGTTGCGCCTGTAGTTGTGACAAGAACCCTATGCGCTGGAACATTTTTGACATTATCAATGTTTTTACAGCAGGGTTTTCCATCACAGCCGGACTTACAAGTGCCGCTACATAAGCCGCTAAATGTGCCTCTTGATTTTGGTCTGGGAATACCTCAAACGGTTTGCCAGCAAACGCTGTAGAGATTTCTGTCGCTGGGTCCATAGGCTGTGGCGGTTGTTCTGGCTGAAGCAGAGCGTCAATGTTCTTGACCTCAAGAGCCTGATACATACGACGATACGCTTCACGCAGATTGTGTAACTCTGGATTTTGCGCCGCCATCTGTAGTTGTGTTTGTGCTAGTGCATGACGTTGTGCCATAGAGAAGATATTCGGATCAGAAACAGGTAAGATGTCAATGCGACCATCAAAGTCTGTTTTAAACGTCTCTGGTGGCACAGACAAAGCATACGGATATGCTTCCATAGTCTCAGAAATAATCTTTGTAAGAAGTCTAAACTCTTGACGTTGTGCGTAGTGCAAACGTTTGTGTATTGCACTCATCACCCGTGAGCCACGCTCTAGTAAAGCAACTGTCGTGCCTACCGGAGCCTGTGAGTTCATATCGCCTGTAGCGGTATCAGCAACAGTAGCATAGCGACGACCACTATCGACCAGAACACCCAAGAGTTGTGAGAGAGTGCCACTCGGTTCCTTGTACGGCAAAGTCTGAATTGCATTACGAATATCTCCGTTAGGTGCGTCTATGTCTCTGAACTCACCAGGTTGCAATGGCTCGTCATCGTTACGAATACGAACACCGCGCATTTTGAAACCAGCAGGTAAGTTCGATAACGTGCCCGCATCAATCAACTGACGCAGAATAGATGTCGCCGCGTAGGACAAACCACCAATCATGTGGATCAAACCAAAGCCGTAGAAACCTAGACCCGGTAAAAACTTGTAATGCACAAAGTGTTGCAGCGCACGTTTCTCAGAGTCATCTTCTTCGTAATTACGGTAGATGGACAGAACCTTGCCAGAGTCACGCTCAATGGTAACAGTGTATGGAATTTTTACACCTGTTGGTTCGCCCTCTTCATCCATGTCCTCAAAACCTTCAAGGTCAAGATGAGTGTGCATTTCTAGAATTGTGTAAACATCATCAGAATAAGACGGACGCATGCCGTCTAACTCGTCACGCTTTTCTTGTAGTTCTTCGTCGCTTTTATAAGAACTTCCCGGTCCAGGTAAATCTACATCACGGTAAATACGAGAAACCTGCAAACGACGGATGTCGTTCTCTGTCATCTTTGTTACATGCGTGATGCGCTCTGCGGTTCTCAAGTCTGTGGCAGAATATGGAACAACAACATCTTCAGCGGGGACAAACTTAGAAACAGCCCGACCTCTAATGTGATCAAAATAAATCTTTTTGAATGTCGAACCAGACAACGGAAGATAGAACAACATCTGATCCATATCAGGGTCGTACTCTTCCATGACCTCCATAACATAATAGTTCATGAAGTTTTCTACGCGACTTGCTTGGTCAACTGTTTCTGGTGTTTCAAGTCCAACAATACTTGTACGAACAGGACCGCTTGCAGGTAAAAGCTCTTTGTAAGCTTGTGCCTGAAACTGTGTCACCGATTCAGAGATCAACGGGTGTGTTACACCACTCGCACCAGAGAACGGTGCATCACGTTCTTCGTAACGAATACCAAGTAAATCCAAACCACGAGATAGCGCAGACTGCCACTCGTCTCGTGAGTCTTGGTCGTCCTCAAACATCTGCAAACAATTAGATGAAAGTTCGTCTAGAACAGCGTCGTCTAAATCTTCCGCTAAGTTACTATCATGAACAAGTTCTATGTTTGTGTCTTCTTCGCCCGGCATAACAAACTGTGCCTGACCATCTTCACCGAAGACAACACCGAGCATTTCCTCTAAGTCTTGTTCCAACTCAACAGGAGTTCCTTCGGATTCAATTTCTAAAGACTGACCTTCCGGTCCTCCGGGTCCCATAGAATCCGCTACAAGCGCACCTAATTTTTCAATATCTGATTCTGACATAGTTTTTTATAACACCTTTCGAGCCATTCCGCCAATGCCTTTACGAAGATTGACTTCCCCACCTTTGGCAAACCGAACAAATATTTCTGAGTCTTCTGAAACTTCCTGTAAGTTTTCCATCGCATTTCCTCTGATGTTCTCAAAGTTATCTGATGGATTGTAGCCAACTATAACTTCCTCAACAGGCTCACCTCTTGCCGCCGCCGTATCAAGTTGTTTGGTATAGTTATCGTTAAATGCTTTAGCAAACCTCTCTGCCAGTTTACGCCTGTGTTCAGGTGTTATCTCTAACACAAGATCTTTTGGTTTAACTATTTCGAATTTTTTCTCGTCCTTAATCTCCGGGTCAGCCATTTGCTCATCCGTCATGTTCTGTTTACGAAACTTTACTTCTTTAGGGACTCCTTCTGTTGTAGCGGCGTTTTTTAAATCATCGCGTATTGTTATTACACCCGGATTGTCCTCCATAAACTGTGTTACGGCTTTATCACGACCAGGATCCATAAATTTAAAACCTAAAGGATTATCTATTGTCGCACCAGATTCACGTCTGTTTTGCAATGTTTTATAACCTGAAGGTAGAACAATGAACTTAGGAACAGAGTGTTCTCCTCCCGCCTCCAGTAGTTCCTCGGCACTAACTTTAGTCGTCGGCATAGCGTGGTTCATAAGGTATCCGTCGCCAAGAAGATGAGCTAAGTTTTCTGAAACAAGCTGTCTTTGCACATCCACTGCATCTTTATACGGCAAGTCTGCAATATCATTATACCTTGGACCTATTTCTGTTAGAAGTTGTTCTGAAAACTCGGGGTCTTGTTCTTCTGTTTTTTTAATAAAATCCTTTTTTTCTTCTTTTACTTTATTTCTTGCTTCTCCCAGAGTTTTAGCTGTTTGCGTTTCACCTGGAAGAAGAGTGTCTGCTTTAAGTGTGCTAGAAAAGTCTTCGTAATTACTTACACCCAAAAGGGATCGAAGTTCATCTTGAATTGTTTGTAGCGATTCTAGAGATTCAATGTGTTTTTGATCGGAAAGGTCAAATGGAGCGTCAAGTCTCTGTGCTTTTATTTGTTGTATTCCGCGAGAAGAAGTGAAATCTCCTTCAAGAATTATAGAAATAGTTGGATCTAGCCCTTTCTCTAAATCCATTTTAAGAAAACCCCCGTTGTCGCCGTCAAAAGCCGCGCCACTGGGTCTTGTGAAAGTTCCAAACTCGTCAGAATCAACAATGTCCGAATAACTACGAGCAATATTGTTGTTAGAACCTGTAAACGCTTGTAAGAAATTATTTATGTCTCTCTTGACACGGAAAAAGGTGGCACTTGTGTCGTTTACTTCTCGTAAAGCAGCGTCAATTTCTTTGAACTGACGAGCACGGTTTTTTTCAAATTGTTTGCCTTCTATTTTTCTAAGGCTGTCAAAAACATTAAAACGTTCTTTGATTTTTTCATCGAATAAGTCCATACGTTGCGAAACCATTCTTTCTTCTATTGTTTTGATTTCTGCCCCCACGTCATCAAGACGACTAAGCTCATCTTGTATCGGGGCGTACTTTTTTCTTTGTTCCGCCACCGATCTATCGACAACTTTTTTCCGGCTTCCGAAATCTGCGTTTTTTAAATCATCTATGTTTCTGGAAAGAGAGTCATATTGATCCCCCGCTTCAGACAATTGCTGTATGTCTTCGGTTTTTAAACCAGCACGTCCCATAAAGCCATCTAGGTCTTCTTTAGCGATCAATCTAGATAAACTACCTATAATTTCATTGCCCCTTGCACTCTCAGCGTCTCCAACATACTCCCTAAACACACTCGGAAAACTATCCTTGTCTCCAATGTCTCTTGTAAACTGATACCCCGGAACATCTGTGTTCCTCGTGAAAGCTCGAAAACCTTCCTCACTGGCTAAAAACATTTTTAAAAACGCTTCATCTGACGGATCAAAACTAGGAGGTTCGATGTTAGTTCCGCGTGAAAAAAGATTTGACAAACCTCCAGGGCGATAAGTTGTTTTTCTTGGCGGGTTCTTTTCAAAAAACTCTTTAGCAGCTTCGTTAAGAGGTGTGCCGTCTTTTTTTATGTCTTTGATAAACCTATCCATGCGTATTCTATTAACAACACCACCTTCAAGCGGTTCATTGAATTTCCTGTACCTAAAAAGAGTGTTGAAGTCTTTTACAAAATCATCCTGTTTACCTTCAAAGTTAGTAAGTGCTTTTGTGTTTATTTCATTAGCTCGGTTTTTAAAACTTGTTCTTCTTTCTTCGAGTTTCTTCGTTTCTCTAAGAATCCTCTCTGGACTAATGAGCCCCCGATTTTCACTCAACTGCTTAAAACCATCAGTCTGAAACTCATCAAGTGCAACAGCCAAGTGACCTTTGTCGCTAGGGTTCTTAGAATTTAACATTCTGTAAAAACCACCTCGACTATGAGAGATAACCTTAGTGTCGTCTCCTAAATAACCTCTTATAGGTCTTTTTGTTTCTTCGTAGTGATTATGCCCATCTGGTAAATCCTTAACACCAGAAATATTCGGATCATTCGTGTGTAAAACCGCAAACCTATAATTGTCCGAAAGACCGCGACTCGAATTTGGGACGAGAGCAAAATCAGTGCCTTCCGGTAATTTATCTAAGACAGACCTGTCGTTTGTGTACTTAATCTCCTGCAATCTAGCAAAGTTTGGATTGGTGTGTTGAATAGTGCTTCTTTTTGGTCCGTACTCAACAAGGCGATCAAAAAATTCATCAAACGTAATTAACGCACCTTTGTCACCGATGAAGTTAGGGTTGTCTAATCCTCCCATCTCATCAATCAAAGAACGTATGCCAGACTGCGATTCGTCTGTTGCGGATATATCCAGCCGATTCAACAAGGCATCACCAGACATGTTTTGCTTTGGTCTTTCCATATCTGCAAAAGCACGAGTGGTAGATGTGCTGTATCTAACAAGACCCGGCAATCCCTCACCAAAAACCTCAACGTTACTGTCGCCGCGTTCTGCAATACCCGGAGTAGTATATGTACGCGAAGCCTCGTTTGCTTTTTGACGTGGCGTTTTTGTAGGCTTCGTGCTCTTTGGTTTTTCTTTTTTAGGGAAGAACTCATTCTTCTCCGCAATCAATCGTTGCTGTAGTTCTTTGTTACCTTTCGCCCCCCCGATAGCCGCGTTGTATTGTTTTTCGGTCATGGGCGGCGCAGTAGGTCTAAGTTTTACCTTCGGGTCACGGATCATTTCAGGAATTTGATCTGGATTGCTGGGGTCAGGAAATCTTACTCGATAACCCTTTCTACGATAAAACTCCACAAGCTCATCCGTATCCAAGGTTCCCGGAACATCAACATATTCCTGCATACGCTCTGGAGTCAAAACAAGCGACACACCATCTTCATCCGCCTTGTCATGAACACGATTCAAAACCTCCGACGCATTGCCCTTGTTACGCTCTGGAGAAACTAGTTCATTAATGTTTACTGTGCCGTCGTCGCGTGGTTCTAGGCGAACCGAAGCACCACCCAAATCCTCAAACTCTAACAGAACGTCTGCATCTTCCGCATCCGAAATGCGTTTAGCGTTCTTAACACCACTGGCAAACGCACCAATAACAGGAAGAGCACCAAGAGTCGTGAGTCCTGCTCCAAGGAACTCTCCCTCAAGGAGTTGTTCAAGCACAGACGGCAAGTTCTCGCCCGGATTGAACGGATCTGGGTATGCGCCAAAAGCTTCAGCAACACCCGCCGCCGTACCGACAATAGGATCAGGTGATACCAAAGCACCGAACTGAACCGCTGATTTTGGATTTTCTTTTAAGAAAGAAGCAAAGTTACCCAAGCCCTGATAAACATCACTCGCCGTCTGGCTTGTGCCCCTGACTAAGTTTTCTATAGCCTCTAGGCGTAGCCGAGCTAAGTCTTCCTCAGTAAAACTTCTATTGCGTGACTCTCTTCTTCGATTTACAGAATCCATAGATCAACCCGTAAAAAATATTTTTGTTAAAATAATTAATCCAAAACATACAACAAAAAGAATCCCAACTACAATGCCGCCAAGCTTTAGATCTTCTAGTTTAGCTTCTTTTTCCTTTTGTTTGCGGATTTTTTCTTGCTTAATCGCTTCTTTCTCTTCAGCGATCCGCTTGTTACGCTCCGCAATAATAGCCCGCCACGTTCCGTAACCGAAACGATTATCTATCATTATCGAAATTTCTTCGAGTTGTTCCTGGGCTAATTTGGCATCTATAACCGAGTGAGCCGCATCCTTGGACTGCCCAATTAAAGACTTGTCACCAAATCGTTTTTTCTGAACCTGTTTCTCACCTTCAAACAATCCATCTAACGCACCAGCAATATCACGAATATCGTTAACCGTGTTTATGTTGCTCTTAATAAACTCAACCGACTTCTGTACAAGAGCAATGCCAGCTAAACCTGTGCTT